AGATTAGTGAAAGCGTCAGGACCCATCCCAACACCTGCCTTCTCTTGGAAGGTATCACCTGCTATGCCTACACCAATGCCTGTAGCCATATTACCAAAGTGCTATAATGTCCGAAGCTGTACTTCCTGCACCTACTTTTATTACTTGAGTAGGCATGAATGATGCGTTAGGTAAGTTTTTAAAAGTAAGACGATTGTTAGCTGGTAGATTCACCATGTTACCATTTTGTGCAGCCATATAAGCTACTAAATCTCCTGCTGTCCCTACATACAATATACAACCTACAGTAGCATCACTGTATATACTATAAGAATCTGTTGCACCTCCTGCTGAAGAAGGAGTTATAGTAAGTTGGGTATCACTATCTACACTTACTACAGTGTATGCTTTATTTGCAGTAGTATTATAAATAATAGCTCCTGCCTTTATTCCTGCATCTGTAAACTTTGTTCCTACATCTGTTAGCGTTCCAGCTACACTAAAATCTGCAACACCTACAGTTGCTCCTGTAGTTGTTGCGTCTAATACAATAGCTGTAGTAGGGTCAGGTATAGATACGTCATCTGACGGTATTACCGCTAGTCCATCGCTTACTTGTAATTTTTGATATGCCATTTTTTATTTATTTATTTATTTCTTAAGATGCAAATTCTATTGTTAACCTAAACTTATATGCTTTTTTATTTATACAAGGATTGGTCGCTATACCACTCTCAATATAATAATAAACATCTCCTGAAGTTGTAGTATTTCCTGCTCCAATGTTTAATCCTAAATTTCCAGCTGTAGAGGTAGAATAAAAGGGTATACTATCTATACAATACGTATACTGGTCACCTATATTAGCTAATAATGTTTGAGAAGGGTTACCATATCCTGTATATCCAGTAGGCACAAAAGCATTAGGATAATCTGCAGGAAGTTTATAATATCCAATACTAGGAGGTGTATCTGGGAGTGGGGGATTTCCACCATACCATCCCATATTTGGGTTAAGTATCCACATTAAAGGTACTTGATATATACCATAATCACCTCCATCAGCGGGACCTGAAGCTTGCCAACCTCTTTTTAACTGAAATGACCAAGGTTGTTCACCAACAGCACAAGATTGAGCACCAGCCTGGTAAAAATCATCCCACATCATGTTAGTTTCTAATTTTACATTCGATATAATACCTGGGTTTGGAGCAGCACTCCGCCAAGTATTTGGAGTACCAGTTGATAAAGTCCATGCTGTTGGGGGAGCAGTATTACTTAAAACAGGAACACCACTAACAACGTCATTACCACCAGCTCCAGTTGCATTCCCGAACGCTCCACCTGCTGCTCCTTGTGGGTTAACACCAGCGGGGCCTGTTGTACCTGCTGTACCAAAATAAGCAGATTGAGTTGGGCCTGGTATTCCAACATTATATATTCCAGCACCATTTGTTCCTGTTGCTGTACTTGTGTCTATACACCACTCATATACTAAAGGAGCACCTGGTACTGGAGGGTTTATAACGCTCCATTGTCCTGGGCTAGGGTTTACCGTACATACCAAGATTACTGGTATATTATCATTATCGACCACTATAGGTGAATCTATAGGTAAGTTATTTATCTGTCCTCCAACGTTAGAAGGGAATATTGTTATAGGATTAGCTGAGTTATTTATAACTGTTACCGTCTGTCCTGTTACAGGTTGAGGTAGCTTACCAGCATTATTAGTACCACTTGAAGTACTAACTATATTTATACCATAAGAAAGAATAAAAGTTGTAGTATTATCTATACCTTGTGCCGATAACCCTGAAAATACAGGTTGTGAACCACCAGTACTACCTACCGTATCAATTATGTCCTGCATTGTATATGCCTGTCTACCTGCGTTTGCTGTAGCTGAACCTTTATTAGTTGTAGGTACATTTGCGTCTACAACGTGAAACTTATCTGTTACTGGAATTAATGCCATCTTTATTTATTTATTATAAGGGAACATTCGGTTTAGAGAATCTCTACGTTTGTTACAACCGCAGTCTTTTCCTGTAGCCTTCGCTACAGTGTCTACTGCCTTTTTGATTCCTGTAGCTTTAGTAAACTTCTCGATACTATCGCCTAGTCCTCTTGATTGTCCTATTCTTGTTCTCTTCATTTTTTACACTTACACTTTGAGTGTGGACATAGAGGCAATGTAAACATTAGTCTACTAATTAACCAGTTCCATCCACACTTTACTTTATTTCCGAATGCGATAAGTGACTTACCCATTCGTATTAATAGTTTTCCCATCCTATCTTCTTTTACAACCAAAGTTGTTAGCGTAGTTTGCCATCTTCACTACCTTATCCGAATACTTCTTTGTATTGTTCATTACAGCAGAGGCAGCACTACACGCATCTTTAAATCCGTTATTCTTAGCCCACTTAGTAAAAGCACCTTGGCGAGATTCTTTTATCTCTGGAAACTTTTCTTTCTTAGTTCTTCCTTTCGTTGCCATAGTTATTATTTAAATTTAGGTGGTATTGTTCCCTTAGTCTCCATCATTTGACTAGGGTTAGGAGACACATCTAATGGTATAGAAGACCTATAAGATGGAGATGTTCCTAATTTACTCCCTAATTTTTTTATAGCTTTTTTAAGTTTACGTTTATCTTTACGTTCTTTACGTTTACCTTTATCTGTCGTTGCCATTACTTACGGATATGTGCACTAAGGTGCTTCTTAACATTGTTAATTTTTTCGTAAGACATGTTGTGGTCTCCACCATAAGCGTGTCCATACATTTTTTTAGACATTGCTTTAGACTCGTCTCTACGGTCTTTCAATGATTGTTTGTGAGCACCTCTGTGCTTCATCCCTAAAGACTCATCAAGTCTTGCGTTGTAACCTTGTTTTTTCATAGTTTAAAAATTTATCTTACAAAGATAATAATTTTCTTTTAGTACCCTGAGACAGTTTCCTTTTCCATCCCATAACCTGGGTTATTTTTCTTAGAACCGTCCATTAGTTTAGAAAACCAATCGGCTTGTGCTTTACCTGGTGCATTGTAAGGGAAAGTCTTCTTCATTTTTTTTCCTGTATCTGGACAGGAGTATGTAACTGTTGGCATAATTTTGTAATTTTATACAAATATACAAATTTAATTTAATGATAGAGAGAGACTACAAGTTCAACCCAGGGTACGACTATATGAAATACTGGAGGGTTATACGCTACTGGGCGAAGGCTAAGTACAAGATAGGTACACCCGATATAGATATGCTGTTCTTCCTATACAGCGAACAGATTTTTAACAAGACAAAGTTTAAAGAGTTTGAACAGTGTATGTCGTGGGATGAGCCACGATTTCATCGACTCTTAAAAGAAGGGTGGATACATGTGTGGCGGAAGAAGGCCGGGAAAGAGACAACACTATACGAGCTATCCTATAAAGGTAAAAGACTTGTTACCGCACTATACCAAAAACTAAACGGTGAAGAGATTGGTGAGAGCCCATCTATGAACCCACTATTTAGAAAGGATGCGTCCTACATGGATAAGGTATACCGTAATATGATTATAGAGATGAATAAGTTTATAAAACAACAACGACACTCCGCTCAGTAATCACCGTATAGGGATTATCCTCAATCAACATCTCGTGGCTACCCGACTCATCATAGTAGATGATATCACCATCTTCTATTACCTCAACATCGGTACCAGATTTAAATACAAAACCTTTTTTGTAACGAAACTCCGAAGCATCTTGAGCGGATAGTAATAACCCCGACTCTGTCTTTAACTCTTCCTTAATCTTTTTAATTATAATATATTTTCCTATTGGCTTCATTTTTCAAAATCATTTTCAATAACAACATGTAAACTAACTAGTGGTAAATAAAATGCATGGGTAGTAAACCCTATATCGTGATAGGTTCTAATACCTAAAAGTATTCCAGGATAGAACCCTATGTTTACATCAAAACTCATCCTAGGTTTAATGGTATTGTCTTAGTTAACCAATCCTCAAAAGAGATATCTGCAGGTATAAACCCTTTTCTTTTAAAAGATATATAATATCCCCATTGTTGTTGGCTTTGTTCTTTGGTTAATAGTTTACTTGCTTTCATTCTTTCCTTGCGTGTGTTATAATTGCGTTAGTAGTTAGTATAGTTGTAGCAACACTGATTGCGTTTGTCAATGCCTGTGTCGTAACCTTCGCTGGGTCTACTACACCCATCTCGAACATATCGCCATACTCTCCAGTCACCACGTTATACCCCTCGTTCTTTTTTAACTTCTTCTTATATATCTCTCCTTTCTCTAACCCAGCGTTTGTTAATATCTGAGCTAATGGAGACTCTAATGTTTCTTTAAGTATCTTATCTGCTGTACTATCTCCTTTATACTTCTTAGATAACCTATCTAGTAATAACCCACCGCCAGGGACAATACCCTCTTGCAGAGCTGAACGTACTGCACATACCGCATCGTCTACCCTATCAAACTTTTCTTTCTGCTCAATATCAGAAGTAGCACCAACGTATATACAACCTATACCCCCAACTAAACTCGCAATGCGTTCATTCACAAAGTCACGCTCCGCCTTGTTTGTTAATCTCTCCTGCTGCTCACGTAACTCCTCAACCCTCTTAGTAATCTCATCGGTAACCTGGTTGTCTTTGATAATTATTGTAGAGTCTTTACCCACGATAATCTTGTCTGCATATCCTAGGTCCTCCATACGGATTAGTGACAGGTCATCACCTGTACTCTCCGAGAAGTATTTCGCTCCAACAGATAATGCAATGTCTTGCATTAACTCGTGAGAACGGTAACCAAAAGAAGGAACTAAGATGTTACAGAACTTTAAACCGTTTCGCTGAACGTTAGCAGCAAGTGTGTTGATAACGTTCCCCGAACAATTCCCAATGATAAGTAACTTCTCGCCACCATTAATAATTGGCTTGAGCACATTCTCAATCTGCAAGATGTTAGTAATCTCAGTATCGCATACCAATATCTTTACACCATCGAGTATACACTCATCCTTACGGTGGTCGTTGATAAACATCGGTGAGGTATATCCCCTATCAACCTTTATCCCATTCGTAACCTCCGCATAGGTCTTGTCGGTTTGTGAACGCTCAACGGTAACAATACCATCGTGACCAACCTTTCTATATGCATCCGCTATAATCCCACCAATCTCACTATCGTTATTAGCAGAGATAGTAGCAATATCTTCCAGCATATCGTCCGTAACCTCAACAGACTCCTTGGCAATGTCTGCTAAAAGTTTATCTCCCTCCTTACGAATCTCTCGTACCACCTGTATCGTATTCTCGTTCTCACCAATATGAGACTCACCAGCTTTTACTAAAGCCTCAGTCAATACAATAGCGGTAGTAGTTCCATCACCCGCAGTGTTAGCTGTCTTCTCTGAAGCCTGCTTCATCATACGAACCGCTAAGTTCTCTACAGGGTCTATTAAAAAAACAGACTTAGCAACCGTTACACCATCCTTGGTGACAGTTAACCCCTGTGTATGTTGTGTGGATTCAATTAACACCGTCTGGCCTTGAGGCCCTAGTGTACTCTTTACAGCGTTGGAGATTTTTGAGATGCCTGATATTAACTTCTCCCTAGCATTGTCATCGAAAGATAAGTCTTTCGGAATGTACCCTTGTTCGTTCATCGATTTAAATAAATTTAATTTCTGCAAATATAATAAAATTCTTTACATATATAAAATGATATTATGACAATTTTTAAAATCTCTATTTGTATATATATATTTACTATTATATATATTATTTTTTTATTTATAAAATTAGTTTAAAATTAACATATCGACATAAATTAATATAACTATACTGAAAACTAAGAAGTTATGAAAAATGACTTTGACATAAAAACGACATAACTATGTCAACTTGTGTCATAAAAAAAAGGGTGGACCTAAGTCACACCCCTTCCCTGTCGAACAAATGGAAACGTTTAAAATTCTAATTGTCTAAAATTCTTTTTGTTTTCTGCAAGCTCTATTGCCTCGGCAATCTGATTTATCTTTCTGTCGTTCTTAACAGCACGCTTAATTCGAGCTGCCTCAGCTATACCAGTTTCTCCATCAGGTCTCTTGTTCATCAACCTACCGTCCTTTACAAATAATCCTTCTACGTAATCGCTTATCATGTCTTTTCTTTTTTACAAAGATATAAAAAAATATCAGATGTCTGGAAGTAAAGGGTCATATACCATGTTATAAAAAATTTTGCAAAATTTTAAACAGGGGGGGCGTGTTGATTTTGTTCCTGTATCCGTTGCCCCGTCTGAATTTTTTAGCTTTTTTTTCCTGTGTCCCTGTGTCCCTGTGTCCCTGTTCTAACCTGCGACAGGTTCGCCCCCTGTACCTGTCCCCCTGTCCCCTGTCCCCTGTCCCCTGTACCCCTTCGCCCTGTTGCCCTGTATCCTGTTACCCTGTTAAAATAATCTTACAGGAGCAAAGAGATAAAGAGCTGTAACCATCCGACAAAATCACAGCACAAACAAAACACCAAATTAAAAGAGCTGTAAACAATTAACAAACAAAGCATTTAAATAAATACGTTTATTAATTAAAATAAAGACGTTTAAAAGACTTTAAAAGTATTTAAGTATATATATATCAAATAAAAATTATCGTTCGTCTAAGAGCAAAAAATAAAATAGCATAACACCAGGATAAAAAAAATAACAGGTAAAAAAAAAGGGGGCAATTGCCCCCCTGTAAAAAAGTCTAGTCAACTAGACTTATTTGATTTTTACGCCACCTTTTTTAAGCGTCTTTTTTGCTTGATTGCGTTTTGCTTTCATCATACGGCGTTCTATTATAAATTCAATAGCTTCATTAATTTGACTATCTGAATTCGTCGTTATAATCTCGCCGTTGTCCGTAATTCTAAGAACAACATTAGAACCATCTTTTGATTTGAAATTTAACATTAGTTTAGTCCCTTTGTCAAGTTCTACGGCTTCGCTTGTTTCAGTTTCTTCCGTTGTTTCAGTTTCTACGGCTTCGGCTACGTCTTCAACTTCTTGCTTACCGTCAATGAATAGTTTAACGTACTTTTCAATTGCTTCATTTAAAAGCGTTTTTGTCACTCCTTTTTTAGCGTCATAATTAACAAGGTTTTCAAATTTTGTTAACTCATCTATTGAGATGTTTGGCGAATTTTTTAACTCTTCAATTTTGTTACAAGCAATTAAAAAAGCGTCTTTTATTTTAGCGTCCATTTTACCAACTTTTTGCAGTCTATAAAACCAAGCCTTTTTGATTTCTTTGCCGTATAAATCAAAACTCTTTTTAATTAAATCTTGTTGCTTCCATTCAAGACCATTAGACTTTAAAAGTTCTTTTGCTTTTACTGTCTTTAACCATTCGCAAGTACTAAAGATTAAAGCGCCTAATTTAACTGATTTGTTGAAAAGGTCTGTTTCACCTTTTTTAATTGATTCTAAAGCGTTTGAAATACCTGTTAAATTCAAACCTTTTTTTACTTGTGCATTGTTTAAAAATGCTTTTACATTTGTTGTGTTTTCCATCGTTTTTAAGTTTTTAGATGATTAATAATGATTCAAAGTTAGTATAATTTTTGTATAAATCAACAATTCACCAAAAAAAAATTTAGTTTCAAAAAATAACATTGTAAAAAAGTCTAGCCGACTAGACAAAATAAAAGCCCATATTATGAACTAAAAATAGTTAATACAGAACTTTTTAAATCGTTCAATTATTGTTAAATTTGTGTAAATTTTAAATATGATAAGATGATGGAAAACGTAAAGACGTATGATGACGCAAAAATGCATAATGCAGTTATGTCATTGCACAATGAATTTATGGACTGTAAAGAGATAGTTCAAGATGATGAGCAGTTATTTAATTTGCTTAGGTTAAAAATAACACAATTACGATTTAAGCTAGGAAATGAGATAACTGACAATTTATTAATTAAAAGTCTAGCCGACTAGACAAAAAGAAAAGAAAAGAAAATGAAAAGAATTATTAAAACAGTAATGTGTTTAACGATAGCTTTCACTAGCTACGGACAAACAAAAAAAGATAGTGTAACTATCCATAGATTCCAAGTACAAGAAATGCTTAACACGATTGAGGATTTAATGGAGTGGAATAATGAAGACATTTTTAATGGAATAGAAGAAGACCGAAACGAAATAGAAAACTATTGGTTAGGTCTTATGCGAGATGAATTAATTAATGAACTAAAAAAATAGATATGAAAACAATTTTAATCACAATCAGTTTAGTAATTGCATACGGAAGTTATGCAAACGACAATGTCAAAGAAGTTGATATTATAGAGTATAGAAAAAAGAAAAGAAAAAAGAAAAAGAAAAAAGGATGTTACAATTCTAGAAGAAGATGGGATAAAAAATATTATATGAAATAAACTAGATATGAAAATAAAAGAATTTTACTTAAAAAAATATCCCGAAGATGAATTCGGAAATGAAATTAATGAAGATATAACATTCGTACAATTATTAGATAATTTATATACTTCAGAGGATGTTTATGAGTTTATTGGTCAAGGATGCGATAGTATTATAAGAGAACGCTTATTTACTCAACTAGCAATAGAATTAAAAAAACCATACGACTATATTTATAATTTATGGATAGAAAATAAAATGAGAACAAATAATAAAATAAAATGAGAACAAATAATAAAAAAGTACGTGAGAACGTAAGGAAGCATATCCTGGAGAGTATGCACGATTATAATGAAGAAAGTTTTAAAAGTTTTGATGATGCTAGAGAATATCTAGTAAAAGAATTCATAAGGGTTTCAAATCATCAATACAATAAAAATAGATATCCAAACAATCAAGATAGGTTTCAAAATTATCTAATGGGAATAGTGTTTAATTTTAAGTTTACTGATTATGATATTGAAAAGTTTCTAAATGGATTAGGTATAAATCCAAAAGAAAAGAAATATACAGGCGAACAAATGTGGCGAATGTATGCCTATCTAATTTGGCGAGAAATACAAGAAACATATGATGAAATAATTTATATAGAACACAAATCTAAAATGAGGATGGTATCTAGTTATGTGGAATCAGAATTTTAAACTAAAAATAATTGAATGAGAACTTTTTAATGTATAATTAATGTATTATATTTGTAGAAAGTTAGTAATAATACTACCATTGAACATAGGATGTGAAGCAGAGCAAAACTGCCGATGGTAGCGATAAAAGTCTAGCCGACTAGACTAAGTATGAATAAAATAAAATAGATATGAAAAAAATAAGTAGAAAAGAAATCGTTGAGTATTACGGACAAATTTATAGTAATGTTCAACATATGAAGACTTATGTAGATTCTTTAGTAGAAAGGTATTATAATGAACTAAAAAAATAAACTAAAATAAAATAAAATGGATAGAGAAATAGAAACTCACTATAAGATAGAATTTCTTGATGAAAATGATGAAATCATAGATACTGAAAGATATGGAAATGTAGAACCATCACAAAAGGATTATGATGATATGGCTAAAAAGCTAAATGCAAAACGTGGTATGTTATATAGTTATGATGAAGATGATGAAGATGATACATTTAGAGAAATTAAAATAAAATAGATATGAATACAAACGATTTAATCCACAAATTTTTCAATCCAAAGAAGAGGATTGTAGAAGAGAATGAGTACAAACCAAAGCTAAGGATTCAAAGTTCGGTATATCCATCTGATGAAGAACGTCAATGGTATCCTACAATAACTGCAGTAAACAATGCAGATAGACGTAGAACATTTGACCATTTTGATGAGGAGTTACTGAATAGAATCTTAGATATTAAAAACGAAATGATATGATAATAGGTTATAAATGGAAAAAAACAGGAGAAATCCTTTACGATAAACAAGATTTAATTGAATATTTAGAAGATTTAACTGGAGATATGATACCCTACGATAGTATAAATGAAATTTATGAAGATTATAGTATAAATAAAAACTATCAGAATATAAACCATCAAAATGAATGGGAATATGTAGAAGTAGACAGGGATTCTAAACAATGGAAGAATAGAAATGTAATACACATACGAATAACTTCTGGTTGGACTGCGACAGTCAGAGATTTAAAATCATTTAAATACCTTCTGAAAAGAATAACAAGAGTATATGACAGGTATGAATGGTTTAACAAAAATTTTGGTGAAATATCTTATATCAGAGATAGCACAAATCCAAGATTTATCAGAATTGTTAAACAAATGATTGAACAAAAAAAACGGGAATTAATTGAAACAAAATAAATAATGTCTCGTTGACGAGACCTAGTATTAACTAAAAAATAGAACAGATGGGATTTACAAAATACCAATTAAATAGATTGTTGAATACTGCGTGTGAGATAATAACTGAATTAGAACATAATGCAGATGATGAACAACAAAAAAGAATAGATGCTATGTTTAATGAGATTAAATATACCGATGACGAAATGACAAGTCATCAAGCAGATATGGAGGCACAAGATTATGATGTGTTTAGAGAAAATAAAATATAAAAATAGAAAATATGGAAAGTAAAATAACATATGACGACACAAGGGATATTGCAATAAGATGCATTGACAAGTTGATTGAATTAAAATTAATATCTGAAGATGAACATCATTTTGAAATTCAAGATTTAATACACGATGAAATCAATGAGGTTCTAGGGTTGGAGATGGATGAGAATGAGGAAGTACATATTATTAATTATAAAAAATAGAACAGATGACAGTAAAAGAAATGATTAAAAGACTTAAAGAATTACCACAAGACTTACCTATAAGATGTTTAGAAAAAAGTAATAGTTGTGATGATATACCTAATCAATGGGTATGTGATATAGAATTTTATGAAGAAGGTCAAAGTGGTTATGAGATAAGTGGAGAGGTAATATTATTAACTAGTGAATAACTAAAATACAATAGAACAAATGGGAGTAATAAAACAAATTGAAGAAGCTAGAGAGTTTCTAAAGAGTAAGGGTTACTATGTAGATAACCTCTGGACAATAGATGATGTCCAACAAACTTATGAATGCACCGATGAAGAAGCATATATAATATTAGATAGAACATTACAGAATGAATGGATTATAGGAAATATATTTGAAATGATAGATGGATGGGCAGAAACTTATGAATTAAAACATAAAGAAGAATGATGGAATTTAAACCAAATGAAAAATATTACTGTACAGTAAAGTACGGTGGTACAGGTGGAACTTATTCCACCTATGAGAAAGAATTTAAGAGTGAAAAACATTTCCTTAATTGGAGTACGTTTCTTATGCGTAACTACGGTGGTAAGGTATTGGAGATTAAACATCATTCTGAAATAAATAAAAGTCTAGTCGACTAGACAAGTATTAACCAAAACAAAAACAATTATGAAACAGTTAAGTAAGTACAAGTTAAACACTATATCTAAAAACCTAGATGCGTGGTTTAACATAGCAACAAAAGATGAGATTAGTGATGGTATATCCTGGTATCCAAAAGCTAATGAGATTTGTGTAGAATATGCTAAGGAATTTAAGACAACTAGTTTTGTGGTAGCCGGTGTTATATCTGCACTATCGCCAAGAAATAAGTGGGAACAAAATATAATAGATACGCACAAGGTATTCAAGGCAGTAGAAGAAGGAAAGGAAGCGAACGATATAAAGGTATGCACGTTTCATACCAATAAATTCAAAGCCTTTGAGATAGCAAAAGCAACGAGAACTATAAGTAAAGATAGTCAGAAGACCTATGCATTTGTACATAATATTGGTTACCTAGATTCTAGGTATGTGACTATAGATGTATGGCATCTACGTGCGTGTTTCAATAAGACAATGGGTACGTGTGGAAAGGTAGCTTATGAGCAGATACAAAAGCTTACCCTAAAGAAAGCACACAAGCTAGGACTCACAGGATATGAGTACCAAGCTATCATATGGGCATCAATAAGGAATAAGTTTATACGAAACTAAAAATAATTATATAAGGACTTGCATATGTATAATTAATGTATTATATTTGTACATAGTATTAACAATAAATAAACAATTATGAAGAATGTAGAATTTAAAATGGATGTAAGCATCCCGTTAGAAGCAATTGAAGAGGTATTAATTACTGCACTAGAAGGTGGCTCAAACTATTGGTATTGGATGGATGGGCAAGACGCATTAGAGGATTGGTTTGATAAGAAGATAGAGGCAGGAGAACTCAAGAGAAATGAGAGTGTCCATTACAAATGGATGGATGCAATGTTTCAAGGGTGTCCACATAAAATAGAAGTATATGATGTAGAGGAAGCACAATGGGGAGATGCAGAAGACTATGATGAACTTGAACCTATAGGATATCTAGACCTAGAAAGTATAGGTAAAGGCTTGAGTCTTGCAAATACCACAGGGTATACTAAGTGTTACAAGGCACACTTTCCCGAGTATAATGATGGAGATGCAGATACTGCAGATGTATTGTTTCAGTTAATGACAATGGGAAAGGTAGTATACGGATAAATATAAATCAGTGAGTCTAGTCGACTAGACCTTACATAAACTAAACTAAAATGACTAAAAAAGAATTTATTTTTAAGGAGTACGTAGAAGAAAGAGATTATACGTCAGTCTATGATTTAGTAATGGAATTATTAGATAACTCATACTGTGAGGAAGATGACATAAAAGGGATGGTTGAGATATGTGAGTATTGTTTTTCTGATGATTATGATAATCTAGAAAATGATGTAACTGAATCACGTAATGATTGGGTAGAAAATAATTACACTAATATTAATTAAAATAAAATAAAATGGAAAAAGAAGTATTTGAATTTATAGAAATGCTAGTGCAAGAACTAGGAGAGAATGTGTATGGTGTTAGACCACACATACAAGAACACTTTGGCTTATCAAAGCAAGAAGCAGGAGAATTATTAACTAAATATCTAAGACAATGAAAGAGAAAGTATTAGAACACCAAGGAATTACAATCTTAACCTACTGGAACTCAGAAAATTTTGACATAGAGGTAGGGGAGGAGACATCAGTAGATGGATACAGTATATACTATATGCGATATAAAGATGAGCCATTCAATATACAAGAACATATATTCTATGATGAGTATGGTTTAACTGAGGCGTTACAAGAAAAAATACAAGATGAGACAGACATAACATTTATGGTATGGGATGACGAATTGATAGAACATATAGATTGGGAGGAGATAGCCTCAAACCTATGTATAGATGATGATGAACCATTCTTAGATATGTAAAGTCTAGTCGACTAGACTTTTAATAATTAAAAAATATTAACTTATGAATATAAAAGATTATGTAATCTACGATAGAAAAAACAATCGGTTAGCACGATTTGTTTTTAGTAAAGAGATAGTAATATATGGTAGTAAAAAGGAAGCAATGAGGGACAAGTACGGAGAGGAGGAGGTGTTAAGAGTAAACCAACTACCTAAGGATAAACAAGAAGAAGTTATTAATCAAATAAAATAGATTATGAAAACAGACACAGACATAACACAGGTAACAAGATTTATGTACTTCGCATACAACTTTCCAATAGGTTGGATGGAAAAGGTATGGGCAGATGATGAACATTTACTTAACCACTTTAAAGATAAGTGGGCAGGAGGTATAGCAAAATGTGGTACACATAGATTCTTTGATTTCTATATGAACCTAGATGGAAAAAATAAAGATAAGTTAGTACAGTGGATTGACAATAATTATAAACCATAAAATAAATAAATATGAAAACACAATCACAATTACAAGAACTTGTTCCATTACTTTACCAATTTATAGGTAAAAAAATTGCATTTCATTATTCAGATTATGATAAAAAAATAATGGGATTACCACAAGATTATGTAGAAATATTTATTGGTGAGAGAATTGTAAAAGAAGATGGAACATATCTTTTATATAATAACCAAGACCAATATGTAAATTTAGAATATGCAATTAAAAACGAAATAAAATAAAGGAGAACTTGCATATGTAAAATAAATGTATTATATTTGTATAAATAATTATTAATTTAAATCAAATCAATTATGAAAAAACAAAACAAAGTAATCAAGTGTAGTATGACATTTGATTCTAAAAAAGGAAACACCAATACCAAAACCTTTTGGATTGATGACAAGCAGGTAACAGAGTTAGAGTACTATGGTATAGATGAGAACACTACCATAGAAGACTTAGGTGATGAACCGTTTGACCACCACGAGTTGGGTGTGTGGCTACATAAAAAGTTTCTAGTTAGGGAGATGCAAGGAGATGTATCTGATTTTGAAAAGAGAACGGGGTTTAAACTAATAGGATTTTAAGATGGAAGAATTAAGTAACACAGAATTAAAAAGACTAGCATCTAAACTACAAGTTTTAGAGAGACAAGAGTTAAGAGATAGTGGATTGAAAAGTATACAAGGTGGATTTTGTATCATAGAACATTACGATTATGATGATGATATTATTGATATAGAAATTCAAACCGGTGTACAAGGAGAATACACTAGAAAAGAGAACGCAAAGTTAGATAGACAAACATTAAATATTATTTAAGATGGAAGGAGAAATCAAAGCACAAGTAGTACAAGATACTATAGAAAACCTAAGACGTATAGACTTAGATGGAGAGACAATGCAGTACATCATTGAGAAGCTTGGGATGAATGACCAAATGCTAAGGCAATTAGTTTTAAGTAATCCACAATCGGACACATATGATTTATTGCAGGAACATATTCGTATAAACGACAAAGAATTAAAAAAACAATTATGAAAATAGAATTAACAAGAGGACAATTACTACGCAGGTTAGTACTTATACAAGAAGATATAGAACAGTTATATAAGGCATTAGATACCACTGATATAGACACATCTAAAGAACTACTTAATGGATGTTCTATAGACACACACCTTACTAATATCCTGGTGGTAACAGATGTAGATGAATATGGTTACATAGATACATCACGTAACTATGAAGCAGATAGGGTAGAGAAAGAGTGGACTACCAAAAAGGAAAGAATAATCAATGGGTCTAGTCGACTAGACTTTTAATAACAAAAACAGATGGAAGATAAAAATAAAATTAAACAAGACTTAATTAATTTTACAGTCAAAGCATTTAATAATAATCCCGAGGCAATAGCTAGAGAATTATTATATAAAAAATTTCAGTATGCAGATTTAGATGCTAACTACCAATGGTTAGAGGCAGAAAAAAATCATTATGAAGATAGAGGTTACGCCCCATACAAAGAAGATTATGAAGAGATGGGTGACTGGTATAAGGAAGAATACAAACGATTAGTAACTAAATATTTTGAGGAATGAATATACTAGGTAACATCAAACGTAAGGTAAAGAGATTCCTTAAAAAGGAATGGGAGTTTATTAACAATTTAATTAAAGATTTAAAACAATAGAACAGATGGAAACAACAACGATTAAAATAACTAGACAAGAGTTAATTATTATTCAAGACCTAGTATCAAAGGAAAGGTTTAAGTTGATGGCGTTAGATGTCAACGATGAGTTAGATATAGTTAAAGATTTAAGCTTAAGATTATATAAAAAAGTTAAACAAAAGTTTGAATAGAAATAATAAAGTATTATTTTTGATAAACATAAAAACAAATAGAACAAATGAAAAAAGAAGCATTCAATAATTATGCTGAGGCAATAGCACAGCAGTTTCATTTAAGCTTAGATAGTTTATTTGAAAAGACAAAGAAGCGTGAGATAACAGACGCAAGACAACTGTTATACTATCTCTGTATGGAGAGACCAATTAGGATTAGTTATATCCAAAGATTCTTAGAGGACAACGGGTACTCGGTGGCTCATAGTACAATCATTCATGGCTACAAGAAAGCTAAGGAGTTGATTGATAGCGACCAGGATTTTAAAGATATAGTCAAGAAGATTCAAGATGTATAGTAAGGAGGATATATTTAATCAAATCAAATCCGATACCTCTGCAATTAAAAGCCCAATGCCTAAGGGTGAGGGTTATATAAACCTAGGGATAAAGGTGCAGAAGTTTGGTGATACGATAGAGATTATAAACCTAGCTAGAGGTGGTGACTACTACGTACCTTGCAACGAGGAAGAGGAGAAATATTTTTTTAAGTATGGCTTTAACGAGGGTGCATTGAGGTTATGTATAGCTAATACCAAGCGAAAGCTAGGAATGATAGAAGAGAAGATAAGGGGTGAGGTGTCAACCCGTAGGAACAACAAGCATATTATGTCACTGAAAGCAAGACGAGAAGGACTGCTTAATAAATATGCAGAACGTAAATTACAATTAAATAAAATCACAAATGGAAAAGAAGAATGTATTTAAAGAACTGTCCTCGATAGATGTATCATCGAAGATAGAAAAGAAAGGTCAACTAGATTACATCAGTTGGGCAAACAGTTGGGCTATGTTAAAAAATAAATATCCTAATGCCCAACGTATTGTTTATGAGTCAGAACATACCGGACTCAACTACCATACCGATGGTAACACTGCGTATGTAAAGGTTGGTATCAAGGTGGGAGATATAGAACATATAGACTACCTACCCGTTATGAACTTCCGTAATCAGTCTATATCCGTAGGTAAGATTACAAGTATGGATGTAAATACTGCAATACAACGTAGTACTACCAAGGCTATAGCTATGCATGGGTTGGGATTAAGTTTATGGATTGGTGAAGACACAAAAGTAGTTGTTCCATCTGCCCCTGTAAGTAAGACACCTATCCCATCAAAGAATGCAGTGATAGAACTGAACATTGGGGATAATAATTGGGAGAAGGTACTCAAGTATATAGCATCCAATAAAGATATTGGTCTAGCTAAAATCGTTAAGAACCTGGAGACTAAGTATAAGATAAAACCTTTAGTAAAGAAAGAACTGTCTAAACATATCAAGTAATGGAAGCGTTAAAGTTATTGAAAGATGACTCCCATTATTATGGAGAGTTAGGGAGACAGTATTTATCTAACTCAGATATCATCACACTACTGAATGACCCTAAAAATTTCAGAGAAGATAAACCAATGAGTAAGGCAATGCTTATTGGTAGATACTTCCATACTGCTATGCTTGAGCCACACAAGATTGACAGTGAAGAGTTTGTAAGTATAGATGCATCGAGTCGTAACACTAAACTTTATAAGGAAGGATTACAGTATTACAATAGAGACTTAATGATGCTTAACAAAGAGAAGGAAGATATAGACAAGGCAATACAGACCATGCAGTCTAACCTAGAGTTTCATGATGCTATCTATGAGGAAGGTAATGAGTATGAGGTCCCGGCAATAAAAGAATTGTTTGGTATAGCGTGGAAAGGTAAGGCAGATATTATAACTAAGGATATAATCATTGACTTAAAGACCACAAGTAATATAAAAGACTTTAGGTATTCGGCTAAGAAGTATAACTACGATAGCCAAGCGTGGCTATACAATCAGTTGTTTGGTAAGTCATTAGTATTTTATGTTATAGATAAGACATCTTTAGAGTTAGGAATATTTGAACCGAGCGAAACATTTTTAGAGTATGGAAAAGAGAAAGTTAAGAGAGCACTGGAGATATACAATAAGTTTTATGGTGACAATGCTACGGAGAATATCGAGAACTATATCATTAAAGAGATTCTTTAAGAGACAAAGAGAAGGGGTTATGTTTTTGGAGATTCCAACACAAATCAGAACCCAAGCTGAACGTGATAGATTCATGGAGGCAACAATGGAAAAGTTGGAAAGAATAATTTATAAAAAATAATTTTTATTATGGCAGAAGAAAAAATCTATGTCGGAAATGGTGTGTCAAAATTTGACGGACAGATGGTAAGTATGAGTGTATGTCTTAGTGACCTACCAAAGGAACACATGTTTGAATACAACGGTAAACGTTACATCAAACTAAACGTGTCTGCAAAGAGAGACGGTGCAGATGATTATGGTAAGACTCATTATGTTACTGTCGATACATTTAAACCGGAACCAAAGAAAGAGGAGCCTAAGCAACAAGAGGCTGACCTTCCTTTCTAAACCTAATGAATGCATAAGAGAAAGGGTCTAGTCGACTAGACCTTTTCTTTTTGCTTACCCTATGTTGATATGTCGATTTCAAATGATTCTTATATAGCTTATATATTTTTCTTATTTATATATATATATTTATTTATTTATTTATTTATTTATTAACATATTAACATAAAGAATATAGAAGTACTATAAATACTAGAAAGTAAGTAACATAAAATCAACATGAGATACAACAGTAATTTTAAATATGACCTAAAGGTTGGTATGGTAGCAGAAAAAATACTAGCCGAACTACTAGAGAATAAAAAAATAGAAGTAAAGAAAGATTTACAAGCTATTAAAACAGGAAGCATTTACATAGAGTATGAGAGTAGAAAAAAACCAAGTGGGTTAGCTACTACCCAAGCAGACTTCTACTGTTACTTTATTACAGATGGTAGGATGTTTTTAATAGAGACAGAAGAACTAAAAGAACTTTGCAGAAAGTATATCGGAACATACAGAGATATAAGAGGTGGGGATTCAAATACAAGTAGAGGAATATTATTACCCTTAACAGATTTAATTAAATAAAATGGAAGTAACAATTTTTAAAGACATCAAGGATACATCTCAACCATTCTACAGAGATGTACAAAAGATAATAGAAAGAATAAGAGATGGTGCATCAAAAGATATCGTCAAAGAAATCAGAGATGAATCTGATAAACAAAAACGAAACGACCTCAAACAAAAGTTACCCGCTATATGTTTTAGTGGAAAGTTTTCAAAGCGAAATGACTCGTCTCTCCTGGAGCATAGTGGTCTAATATGTTTAGACTTTGACGGTTATGAATCCGATAAGTTATTACTAGAGGAGAAAGAAAGTTTAACTAAGGATAGGTATACCTACTCTGTATTTATATCACCTAGTGGTATGGGACTAAAGGTATTAGTAAAGATACCTGCTGAGGTAGATAACCATAAGAAGTTTTTTACATCCTTAGAAAAACATTTTAAATCTCCGTACTTTGATAAGACATGTAAGAATGTATCTAGGGTATGCTATGAGTCTTATGACCCACTGATATATATCAATGAACAGTCTAGTATATTCAATACTATTATTGAGCAGGAGTATCAAGAGGTAGTTAAACATAAAGACAAACAGACTATACCAATAACAGATGAGAAAAAGATTGTAGAGATACTAATGAAGTGGTGGGAGAGGAAGTATGGATTTAAAAGTGGTGAGAGAAATAATAATATATACATACTAGCATCGGCATTCAATGACTTTGGTGTAACACAGACTGTAGCTAGTTATGTTATGAATACATTTGTATCTGATGATTTTACTGAAGCTGAATTAAAACGTACGATTAACTCTGCCTATGCACAGACACAGAACTTTGGTACGAAGTATTATGAGGATGAGGAGTTGGTAGCTACGGTTAAACAAAAGATACGTAGAGGTTTATCGAAGAAGGAGATAAAGAATACCATAGAGGAAAAGAATACAGATGTAGATGATGTAGTTATAGATAATGTGCTACGTAGACTAGAGGAGGAGCAAAACGAAGAAAGGTTTTGGACAAAGAGTGAGAAGGGTGTAGTAAAGATAGTACATATATCGTTTAAGAATTTTTTAGAAGACCATGGGTTCTATAAGTTTAGTCCCGAAGGTAGTAACAACTACGTCTTTGTTAAGGTTACTAATAACCTTATTGAACACGCATCAGAGAAACAGATAAAAGATTTTGTACTTAACTTCTTATTAGATGTAGACGATACCTCTATCTATAATTACTTCGCAGAGTGTACCCGATATTTTAGGGAAGAGTTTCTTACATTACTATCTTCCTTAAAGGTATTTTTTATTGAGGATACTAAGGATACCTCATACCTATACTATAGTAACTGTGCTGTAAAGATTACTAAGGATGATATAGTACCTATAGACTACCTAGATTTAGGTGGGTATGTATGGAAGGACCACGTTATCAATAGGGTATTTGATATATGTGAGGTTACCAACTGTGACTACCAGGTATTTATAAACAATATTGCAGGGGGTAGTGATGCACGTACAAGGTCTATGGAATCTACTATTGGTTTCTTATTACATGGTTGGAAGAACCTATCCTACTGTCCCGCTACCATCTTAAACGATGAGGTTATATCAGACAACCCGGAGGGTGGTACGGGTAAAGGATTATTTATGACAGGGTTAGGACATATGAAGAAGCTTGTAGTAATTGATGGTAAGAGTTTTAATTTTGAGAAGTCTTTTGCCTATCAGTTAGTGTCGGCAGATACACAGATACTATGCTTTGATGATGTACATAAGAACTTTAACTTTGAAAAGCTATTCAGTGTAGTAACAGAGGGGTTGACACTAGAAAAGAAAAACAAGGATGCTATCAAGATACCATTCGCTAAGTCCCCTAAGGTTGCTATCACCACCAACTATGCTATACGTGGTAAGGGTAACTCTTTTGCTAGAAGGAAATGGGACCTAGAGTTAAATCAATTTTATAACAAAGAGTTTACACCATTGGTAGAATTTGGTAAGCTGATGTTTGGTGAGTGGAACGATAACGACTGGTGTCAGTTTGATAACTACATGATACAATGTCTACAGTTATATCTTGAGCATGGGTTACTGAAGAGTGAGTTTATAAACCTTAAAACTAGAACATTAGTTGCCGATACCTCTCATGCATTTATCGAGTGGTGTGGTATACTAGATACTAAACCTCACCCTAAATTATTAAAGAATAAGAGGATATATAAGAATGATTTGTTTATGGATTTCACTGAGGAATATCCCGACTACGCACAGCGTGGTGCCTCTGCTGTAAGTAGAAATAAATTTGGTAAGTGGCTGATGTCTTATGCAGAATATAAGTATGGATGTCAAGCATTAGAGGGTAGAGATATGATGGGTAGATGGATTGAGTTTGTAACGAAATCATATTATGAAAAACAAAAAGATATAAAGATATGATACAGTTAAGAGAGTATCAAAAGGATATAGTTAACAAGGGTTTAGATATAATAAATCGACATAGGTTTTTATATCTAGCTATGGAAGTTAGGACAGGTAAGACATTAACAAGTTTAGGTATTGCGGATAGGATGGAGGATGTAGAGAACGTACTCTTCTTAACCAAAAAGAAAGCTATAGGTTCTATTGTAAAAGACCATGAGATGATGTGTCCTAACTCTATATCATTGTTTGTTATAAACTATGAGAGTATACACAAGGCTCCCGATATTAAATGGGACATGGTTATATGTGATGAGGCTCATGGTATGGGTGCGTTTCCAAAGCCAAGTGGTAGAGCAAAAAAAGTTAAGGAGGTGATTAATAAAAGTAATCCTTATGTCATCTTGTTGAGTGGGACTCCAACACCGGAGTCTTACTCACAGATGTATCACCAGGTATATTTTATACCAACCAATCCTTTTGCATCTTACCGTAGCTTCTATAAGTTTGCTCACGAGTATGTTAATGTAGTACAGAAAAAAATAAATGGTCTGTATATCAATGACTACTCAAGGGGTAAACAAAGTATACTCGATAGGATGGCACCATTTACGATTAGCTTCACACAGAAGGATGCAGGTTTTATGGTAGATACCAAAGAGAATATATTAGAGGTTGACATCCTTGATTCTACCCATAAGATTATAAACAAGCTAAAAAAAGATTTAGTTGTTGAGGGAAAGGATGAGGTTATACTAGCGGACACCGCAGTAAAACTTATGATGAAGGTACATCAGTTATGTAGTGGAACTATAAAGTTTGAGAGTGGTAACTCTATGGTATTAGACTTAACTAAGGCAGAGTTTATACAGGAATACTTTAAAGATAAAAAGATAGGAATCTTTTACAAGTTTAAGGAAGAACTTAATGCAATCAAGGAAGTGTTCGGTAAAGACATCTGTCAAGACCTGGAGTGTTTTAATACTACAGATAAGAACATTGCACTGCAGATTGTTAGTGGGCGTGAGGGTATATCTCTAAAGGAGGCAGACTGTTTGGTATATTATAACATAGACTTTAGTGCAACATCTTATTGGCAGAGCAGGGATAGGATGACTACTAAGGATAGGTTAAAGAATAATATCTATTGGATATTTAGTAAAGGCGGTATTGAAAAGGATATATACAAGGCAGTTATTAAAAAAAAGGATTATACCCTTAAACATTTTAAAAGAGATTTTGTACATTTGCTACATGACCGAGCAGCAGATTCAAAGTAAAAGAATAAAAGAATTAGAAGCTGAAGGATATTATGTAATCAAATTAATCAAGACTAACAAGAATGGTATCCCCGACTTGCTAGCTATCCCTCCTAACTGTGAGGTGTTATTCTCAGAAATAAAAAAAGATAATGGGAAAGTTTCCCGCTTACAAGAATATAGATTAAAAGAATTAGAAAAACATGGATGTAAAACAGAAGTATACAACGGAGTTATTTGATGTAACCGATGATTTTGTAGATGGTCTACAAGAATTAGATATAAGAACAGGAATAAAAATTGCTAGGTTTATTAATGAAAACATAGGTAATGTAAATACTAACGACCTAGTATCTACCGTATTAGGTGGTGTGGTAATGAACGACCACGATGAACCAATAACTTTCGCATTAGAAGTTATAAAAGATAATACCTCTCAACCACTACTATCGGATTTAAAGTTAGTTGATATGGATGAATTTTTAGATTTACTTAACTTAAATAAAAAAACAAATGGACTCAATCAAGGTAAGGACAGTTAAATATATTGTCGGTAAAAAATTAAATTTAGATTTAAATAAAACAAGTCGTAAGTTTGAATATGTAAAAGCACGTATGATGTGCTATAAAATTTTACGAGAGCAGTGTAACTTTTCCTTAGCAGATATAGGAAGATACTTTAAAAAAAATCACGCTACTGTTTTACATTCCCTAAAAGAATTTGAGGCAGTATGTATATACGATAAGAAATTTAAGGAAGACTATGAGGCGGTGGAGAAAATGTGGTGTGACCCAGAGCGTGAAGAGACGGGAGGAATAAGCACTGTATTTAAGTTAGATATTAACGATGCATTAAAAAAATTAAACATGGAATGTGCTTATTTGTCTAATGCTGTAGAGAGAATGATGCACAATGTAAATGAACTTCATAAAGAAATAAAAGAAAAATATTTGGAATTAGAAAAAAAATAATTACTTTTAGCTATTACTTTCTGTAAGTGATTCATAATTGGTTAAAGGTTGTCTGACTAGTTAAGCTTGGGAGAGTGGGTTAGGCAACCTTTTTTTATAACAATGGACTGTAGATATAACATACAAGATATAGAAAAGATACTAGGGTTTACCTCTTGGTCTGACAAGAAAAAGATTGATACCCTTTTACATATTGATTGTAATATGTATGCCCGACTTGGTGTTGATTCTTTAGTCAAAGAAAAAAAAGAAACCAAACAACAATCCAAAAAAATATACAGAGCAATAAAAGAAATTAATGCGGAGCTTGGTAAGACACTCTTGCAGGGAATGGATTCATAATGTCAAGAGTAGCACCCGAAGATATCGAGATGATTGCACATGTAGAGTTTATATGTGGCAACATCCACGACTTCGGAGATAATCTTTACGAAGATTTGATGGACAGGAACCATGAACAGGCAAAGCATAAAGCTAGAGAGTTGATAGAGGTATTGAATGATTTAATACAGTCGCTTACTGAAGATATCTAATGCCTTACAAAAACAAGGAAGACCAGGCGGCTGCATCGAAGCGGCATTACGAGGCTAACAAAGCCAAGATAAAAGCTAGGTCTATTAGATGGTCTAAGAAACAAAGAAAAAAGAATAGAGAGTTTATAAAAGAATACAAGAGCAATAACCCTTGCGTAGATTGTGGAGAGACTAACCCATTGGTATTAGACTTCGACCACGTGAGAGGGGAGAAGAAAAGAAATATATCAGACATGGCACATGCATGCTGCTCTATCAATACTATTATAGAAGAGATAGAGAAGTGTGATATACGATGCTCAAACTGTCATAGAATAGCAACACATAATAGAAAGAACAATGGATAAAGAAATGTTAATGGAAGAGCTAGTAGAAAACGAGTGCCTGGTAGCCGATGGATTTGATAGTGCCTTGATAGGTATAAGCGAAGGCATGAACCCTGTAGCAGTATACGATGTTGATAAATGTATACAGGTGCTTATGGAAGATGAAGGCATGACAGATGAAGAAGCCTTAGATTATTTTTATTATAATACCGTAGGTGCATACGTAGGAGAAAAGACTCCCTTGTTTATACGTATGATAGAGGAATAAGATTTTATCTACCTCTCGTATCTCTTCTTTTATCTTCTCTTCTATCCCCTCTACCTTCTTTTTTTCTAGACTTACCTTTTTTCTTTCTTTGATAAGTCATAGAGTTTACACCATAAGTATTAAGTATAAAATTAAATAAAGTTTTTGAAGCACTTAATTCTTTTTTGTTTCCACTTATAGTATTAACATCCTCTATAAATCCTGATATGGTAAGAGGTATTGCTAAAGATTTTATATAGTCGTATGCTGTAGCATCTTCTATATCTTCAAATGGATTAGCAGGATTTTTTTGGTTGATAACACTAAGTAAAAGTCCTGGGCCTGGTGCCATTTTATTTCGTAAGAATCTTAAAAATGTAGTACCTCTATCTTCTTCTCCTTCGGCATCCATTCCCATAATTAATCTAGCTACCGTTCTCATCATGATACCTTGTCCTGCTGAGGTGTCGTAACGTGTATCTCCCCATAATATCTTATTAAAGTCTGTATCTAATATATTCCAATTAAACAACTCTACATCATCCCAATCATCGTCATCACCGAAGGCCCCTATTAATGCTCTCATAGCTATACCTAATAAAACTTTCATAAGTAGTTGATACCCTACATATGTAAGTAAAGTTTTAGCGGCTTGCTTTCTAACAAACCCTGGAGTCCTTGGGTCTATCATTTGCCCGTATATCATCGCATTACCTACTAGCATTCTAGGAGAAAAGAAAATAGTATTAAGTAATTTATTAACACCTTCACTAGAGGTAAGTTGACCTCTACCCGTAGCATTATTTATAAATTTAGCTAAGGCTTTATACTGTTCCGGATTACTTTCAAAAGTCATTCCACGAGCCTCTAACATTTTAATACCTTTAATTGCCACCTCAGAGCGTAAACTATTTAAGAAAGTAGAGTAAGCTCTCTCCGAAGCTTTTAATCCCATCTCTAATACATTTACATTTTTTCCTTTAATTTCTACACGAGATTTTAACCAATTACCTAGGAACCTTTCCTCGGATGTATTAACCTTTCCACTGGTGTCGGTAATAGATAGACCCATGTCTAGCATTAAAGGATAGTATTCGGACTGCTCTAACCTATCCATAAATTCATTATACTTCTCTTCCGATACTGCTTTATGCATCTCTTTAAATGCCCTAGCATATTCCTTAGGATTTGAAGAGCCTAAGAATATTCCTTGTCTTCCCGCTGCAGAAAAATCTATTGAAGCTAATAAACCTTTCCCTAGGTTTACAGTTTCATAAATAAAAGAACCAGTTTTGCCTAATAACTTTTGTTGTTTTTTCTCTGCTCTTTCTACCTCATCTGCAAATTCATTCTTTAATTTTTTTAATTTAATTCTTTCTCTACTTAATTCTTTTGTAGTCTTAGGTAGCACACGTTTTTTTGTTGTAGAAAAATCTTTATTTTTTATTCTTTCTTGATACTCTTTAATTTGAGATTGAATATATTTCTTAGCGTTCTCTATTTGTTTTGCTTCTGCAATTCCTTGAGCCTCTACAAGAGCTTGGTATTCTTCCTGTACTTCTTTAATTTGTTTGTTTAAGTTTTCAATCTCTGGAGATGTAATCTTCTTAGTTTTTTTAACCTCCCTCTCCTTTCCTTTCTCTTGTAGATATGCTAATCCTTGACGTAAGTCGGCTAACCTTCTATTTTTTTGGTCTACTATTTGGTCTATAGTTCTCTGCTTAGACTTTTTAGTATCCTTGAATATTGCATCATATTCTTTTTGTACTTCTTTGACTTGTTCTTTTAATTGTTTAGCCTCCTTATCTAATTTAAGTTTAGATTCTTTTTTAGGAATAGCTTTGTTTTCTTCTATAGCTTTTTTAAGGTCAGCTAATCTATTAGATAATCTAGTTTTATAAGACTCTAATGCAGACTTATAAAATTTTTCTAGGTCTGCTGTCTCTTCAAGAGGTAGAGCCTTGAGTCTCTGTCTGATTTCTCTGATTCTTTTTCTTTGCTCTTGCGTATATTCTCTACGTCTTCTTAAAATTCTAGGACGTTTACCTTTATCCAAATCTTCAAGCTTAGATAACTGTCTACCATCCATTTTTAGTGAAGCTATTTTTTCTTTTATTTCATCCTTAGTTTCACTAATCTCCTTACCATAACCTGTGATAGCATCTCTAACTTCACGTAGAGTAAGGTCAGTATAATCTTTTTCAATTACCTCATATACTTTATTGGTTAAAGTATTAATATCTTTAACCCCTCCCAAAACCAAATCATATAACAATTGTTTAGGAATCTTTATACGACCTTGCTCAATATCTTGAGTCTTTGATACTTTTATTTTTTTAACTTGCTGTCTAACAACTTCATTAAATTTTTTACTAAGCTCTGAAGATTTAACTGTGAGTTTTATTCCTTTCTCTTTTAACTGAGCTTTAATATCTTTTACTCCTTTAGCTATAAGCTTCTTTAATTCAGCTTCTTTAACTACACCTTTATCTTTATATTGTTTTATTATATCCTCCCCTACAGAAATAATAATAGCTACACCATCATTATCTACTTGCTTTCTAGTCTTGGTGGGTTTAGTAGAAAAGAAATCACTAAAAGCTCCTTTAGCTACACTTTTAAAATCCTTAGCTGTTTCTCTTTTTGCTTTATTCTCAATATTAGATATGTCTTGGTTTTCCTGAGCTGTACCTTTTTCTTTTTCTAGTTTTTCTACTTTCTTATTTTGCTTTTTAATTTGTTCTGCCTTCGCTTGTAGTTTACCAGCAGTACTAGGAGGTAATGGTGTACCATACTCCTTCTCATACTTCTTCTTAACAAAGTCAAGGTTATATTCAAGAATAGAAGTTTTAAATATTTTATTCCACATAGATAATCGTTGACCCATTTCTGTTTGGTCTTTCATCATCATTGTAGTCATTTCGTTAAACGCTTCTATAGCTTTAACTATATCGTTTTCATTACCAGATTCTTCAGCCTTCTGAAGGTTTTCATTAAGACGTACTAACATCTCCGCTTCAATCGCTGTAGCTACACCACCTCTGATGTTTCCTTTTTTAACTGCTTCATATGCCTGGTCTATTCCAACATCTTTTATTAATTCTTCAGCTACCTTTATAGCTTTATTTTGATTCTCTACCGTATAATTTAAATCCTCATTACCCTCAAGCATTTCTTTAAAACGTGGGTTTAATTTACCCGCTGACATTAATCTTTGTCCTGCCTTTCGTTTTCTTTTTTGTACACCCTCTACTTTCTTAGGGGTTACTTTTTTAACTTCGTAAGACTTATCTATTTCTTGTTGAGTATATCCTAGGGTTTGTAAATATTTAACTACAGATTCCTTTCCTACTCCTGCCTCTTCTGCCCCCTTCTTAACTGAGTCAATGGTTGGTCTACCCTCTTGATAACGTACACCTGGAACTTTAGCACCACCCTGATAACCTTTACGTATTTCAAAAATCCTACCACTGTTAGGATAACGAATGGTCCACCCGTTCTTAGTTTTATTTTGCACCAACCTAAACCCTGTAGGTTTTAACTTCGCCATCAACTCAAGGTGATTAATTTGATTACTAAAGAACTTACCATTCTCAGGGTAATACCTCAACGCAATCTGCTCCACCCTTTGCTCCATACTCATAGGTGAATCCATTTGCTTACGTGTCTGTGGAGTAGTCTTTCCTTTAGTATCTTGTAGTATTGTAATGTCTTCCTCTGTGATTACCTCACCTCTCCTTACCTTACCAGACACTGTGTTAAGTAGGTCTATTACCTCAACATCTGTAAATGATTTTAATCTAAGTAACTTAGCTAATCTATTTAACCATCGTGTAATAATATTTTGTGTAGGCTTAGGTAGGTTATTATATTCTGAGGCTAGTATACCAAACAACTCAGCTATACTTTCCTCACTCTGTAAAGGAGTGTCATACTTATTAGAAAACTCTTCTATTCTTTTTAGTAACTCTGGAGATGCTACCTTCTTTACAGCCGCAAGCATCTTTGAGGTGATAGCTTCCGCTTGTTTATTATTAATCCCACTCTTTAATAATAAAGCATGAAATGTTTCATGAGCTACAGTAGTATCTGCAGCTTTAGATAAATTTATATCAATAGTTTTAGTAGTAGGATTATAAGAACCTCTAGTAGACTGACTTCTATTTTCTTCACCTGTAGCTTTTCTGTACTCCGCATCAGTTTCATGCACCACTATCTCTACTTCAGGAGCTACCTTAGATAAAGATTTTCTTGCGTTGTCTATATCTTTTTTTCTTTCATCTACTTGTTTCCTTGGTGTAGGTTTAGTTCCAAATATATTTGCTAAGATATCTACACCCTCATCTATTTTCTTTTGTTTTGTCTCCTCTGCTTTAGTTTTGATTTTCGTTTCTTCTTCTTGCGTTTCGGTAACGGTCCGAACGTCTCCTTCTCCCACTGTTTCGCTATCTCTGGTAGATTCTTGTACATCCACGCTCTCTGTGCTTGGCTCTGAAATGGCATCTTCTTTAGTTTTACTTATTATATTTTCTTCTGTAACCTCAGCAGTTGGTTGTGTTGTTTCAGTTGTCGGTTCTTTATATCTAGTTCTTCCTTGTGTTGGTAAATCTAAAACCCATTCTGCTTTTGCTTTTTTAGTGACAGTCCATCTATCTCCTTGTTTAGTTACTACACCAGGTTCTACTGTTATTAGTCCTTTTACATTATCTTTATTTTGTTCCCAAACTTCTATGTTTGTATATTCTATTGCTTTTTCCTGTAGTACGTTAACCATTGTAGAAGCAAATTCTTTTTGTGTTTTTGCATCAGCAATTTCAAGAAAAAGTTTTCCTTTATTAGAATTATTTTTGTCTATTTCTATTCTAAAATTTGTGTCTTTTGTTTCAGTTTTAGACATATACGGCTCTTTATCTATAAAATTATCAACTTTATAATAAAGATTTTTCTTTTTAGTAGGAGTCGGAGCTTCAGCAGTTGGTTGTGTTGTTTCAGTTGTCGGTTCTTTATATCTAGTTCTTCCTTGTGTTGGTATATCCAAAACCAATCTTGTTTTTATTTTTTTAGTAACAATCCACTTTTTTCCTTCTTTACGTACTATACCAGGTTCTGTCGTTATCATTCCTTTTACTGGTTCTCTACCAAAAATTTCTTCGTTTTCAAATGATGCTACGTCTTTCTTTAAGCCTTCAAAATTATTTTTAAGCTGCCCATGTTCTTTTGCATTAGCAGGTTCAAGAAAGAGTTTTCCTTGATTAGGATTATTTTCATCTACCTCTATTCTAAAATTTGTTGCATTGTCTCCACTATTTGATTCAGTTTTTTGTTCAAATGCATCTATTAAGTTATATCTAAAATATATATTTTTCTTTTTAGTAGGAGTTGTAGTTTGTGTTGGAGGAGTTGTTTCTGCTACTGGAGTTTCCTCTACTACTTCCTCGCTTACTTCAGTTGGAGTAATAATGTTTTTAGACTCTACCTTTGTTCCATCTCCAAAAAGTTCTGCATAAGCAGGAGCAGTGTCAACTATATTTTGTGCGTCTTTTTTAGAAGTCGCATACAAAATTTCTCCTGTAACTTTATTAACCACTAACCATTTGTTGTCAATCTTATCTCCTTCTTCATCTATTGAAGACTCTTCTTGTCCTTTACGGTTATCTAGTATTTCAAAATCTTTAGACCAAATCTTTTTATCGGTCTTATTCATATTGTAAACTACTTGATTAGCTTCTTGTTCAGCTTTGATTTTCTCAATATCCTCCCTAGTTATTACTTTTTCTTCTGCTGGAGTTTCCTCTACTACTTCCTCTGTAACCTCTTCTTCTACGGGTTGGGTAGTTAATGTTTCTAATTCCTTATTTATTTGTGTTATCCTTTCTCGTTGTGGTTTAGTAAGCTCTTCAGATTTACCTTTGATACTATTTTCTATTCTATTTTTTTCTAGTATTAAATCAAACGCTTCACCTTTTTTATTTATATTACTTGGTATTTCATTCATTATACCAACCATCTCTTCAAAACTTTGCATAGTTTCTTGAGCTTGAGACTTAGTCATTCGTCCTTGTAATATTTCCATCTTTAATGACTTTACCATATTGTTACGAAGCTCAGGACTATCGGACATGAAATGTAAAATTTCTGTCATTTCTTTATTCACACCTTTAGCCTGTATACCTTGATTTAATATTTGTGGTGCAGTCATTAAAGTAGACATCATGTTCCCTCCTAACAAACCATAGAACATACTTTCACCTATTTGTTCTATAGCTTCTTCTCCTGTTTTAGCTACTTGAAAAAAAGGTTTTCCTTGAGTTTTATTATACAAAGCTTTAATACCTGTATCTACAATTTGTTGTCCACCCTCTGTAAAGGATTCACTTATACTGTTTCCTAGTATTTTAATACTACCATTCTTTACTAAACTATTAGTTTCTGCTGCTATTAATCGATAGAACTGGTCACGAGTAGTTCCTTTAGTTACTTTTTTCATAACTCCTTGTAGTATTTTATCGGTAATTACTTTACCAAAAGGAGTCTTACTTAATAAAACATCTAAACCTAATTTTTCTAAACTAGCTTGAATAACAGATGATGCACCACCTACTATTAATAAATCACTTAAAGGCATTTTTTCATAGTCAGGATTATTCACCCACTCCTCAGCAATTCCCCCAAACACTTGTTCAGATATTACACCAAAACCTAAATAAGGATTAACCATTATTGCAGCCATACCTGGTACACTACCTACGGTAAAACCTACAGCTTTTAAAGGAACTCCTCTTTCTTCAGATTCCATATATTGAGGAGTAGTAGTACTTGTGCTAGTTAAACCAGAATTATTTATATTCTCAATGATTTCTTTCATTGTTTTTTTTCTATCCTCTGATTTACCTAATTCATTTATAAAATCTTCAGGTGTAGTTAGTCCCATTTGACCTTGTAAATCTTTCCACCCCAACATTAATGAGTCGTAAGCCGAGATAGCTGATGCCACTACACCTTTTCTTACATTCTCTACACCCTCATAAAAAGTATTTGATATATACCCCATAGTGGTACCTAACTTTTCTTTTCTTTTTATTTCGTCTTCTATACTTAATCCAGATGCTACATTTATTTGCTCTTGTAGATTATATCCAGTTTTTAATTTTTTAGTAACGTCTTTTAAATCTAACTCAAGTTGGGTTAGTTGATTTAATTCTTCAGAACTAAACCCACCTTTTTCTTGAGCTATTTTATTTAGTAAATTAAGTTGATTTACTAAATCATTTCTTTGATTTAATATATCTTTTAATTCTATATCTATTTCTTTAGAAAGTTTTTGATAATCTTTAGGAGAAACTAAAGTAGGATTATCATAAACCATTTCTCTTATGTTATAATCTTTATCCTTAATTTTTCTTTTATCAACAAGATATTTTTGAAGCTGTTTAAATTGTTCTTTTTGTTGTTCTTTCCCTTCCCCAGTAAGATAATCTATTCCTGACTTAAAGTTATCCATGGTTTTACCAGCATTTAAATCTATGATTAAACCATCATCATCAAAACCTGACACTACTTTAACGGTACCTGAAAGTTCATCTAAATCAAATTTAAACCCATGCTTTCCATATATTTCTTTTAAGTTGTCAACTATCTCTTGATTTGTTCCTATATATTCATCTTGAGTTATTACAGACTGTAAAGGAGAAAGATATTCTTGAGTTTCTTGAGTTTTTTTAGCCGCTTCCTCTTTTCTTTTTTTTATTATAGCTTTACCTTTTTCACTATCTTTTTCATACACACCAAAATCTTCAGAAAATATAGGTTTTACTTCTCTATCAGTTTTTACACCCATAAAAAAATCCTTTTCCTTTTTAGGTTCAGATTGAAATTCAAAGGTAGGTTCTGGTGTTACAAAATCTGCAGCAGATGTTTTAGGTTTTTTATCTTCTTGAGCAGAAGCATCCGATGAGCCAGTAGGTTCCGTCTCTTCTTCGGTAACGGATTCCGTAGTTTCCGTTTGAGAAGTAGGTTGAGATTCGTCTTTTTTTTTTAAATCAAAGTTTACTTGATTTTCATATACAGGATATTTTTTGATTATTTTTTGTGCTAACTCATAATCATCCTCACCTACATAAGCAGGATATTTTTTTTTAATTTTTGCTGAAAATTCTTTATAATCTATTGGCATATCTTATGGTCTATCTTGTATTATATCTTCTTATTCTTCTTCCTCATCTGTAGGGTTAAGGTTTAATGGGTCACTTTGATTGTTAAAAAATCCTCCTTGCATTAATGCATTAAGCTCAATTTGTTTTTGGTCTTCTGCTTCTTTCTTAGTTAAACTTTTATCAAAATACAATCCATCTAAACTACCATCTACAGATGTTACCTCACCCTCTATAGCAGGGTCATAGTCATTAATACTAGCGTTAAATTTTTCTACTGTTATTCCTAAAGTATTAGGGTTCACTATTACTCTATAAACTCCTTGTTTATCGCTTATTGTTGTTTTTATATTTTCTTCAAGCTGTTTAATTAATTGGAGTTTTTCTTTTTTTGCTATAGGAGAAGCTCCTTGCTCGTCTAAGAATTTTATTCTGTCATATATTTTTTGATGTGCTAATAAAGCTTCGGTAGTAGCAGTGTTTATTTGTTCTTTATCTTGATTAAGATTTTTAGTAAAACTATAATTTCTATTACTTACTCTTTCTGCTTTTGTTTTTACGCTAGCATCAAAAGAACCTAGGATAGATGCACGTGCCCAGTCTTTTACTTTATTTACCTGCTCATCGGTAGGGAACGACTGTACAAGTCCTGAGTTTTTATTATACTCCCTAACTATAATAGGGTTTTCTTTACCAGGATTTTCTCTAGCAAATTTATCATGCTCCGCCTGTGTCCCTAATGTATATGCTTTACCTTCTGCTGTAGACATATTATTTACAGCATAGGTAGCGGCAACGAACTTATCATAAACCATTTGGTCAACTAAACCATTTAACAGTTTTGTAGCTTGTTTATGTCCCTCGGCATTTTTATTTCCTAACACCTGTATAAACCTTGTATCTGCGGCTAGTATTTGTGTCTGCGTTAGGTCTCTATATCCACTCTTTGTAACACCTGCAAAATCTAACGATAGTTTTCCTACCTGTTTCTTCATGTTATCTAAAACTTTAGTAACATCAATGTTATTTGTCTCTTGATAAAGCAACCCTTCTAACTGCTGCACCGTTGCTGATTCCCCTTCAATAGGTTTTCCATTCTCATCAAAAGTTAATACAGAAAGATTACCCATCCTATCGGATACAAGTTTTTTATTATTTAAATTATTAAACATTAATAGTGTCTCCACATCATAAGCCTCCTCTGCAGAGCTTGTAGGTTCTCCATTCTCCATTTTTGTTTTACGTCTTTCCGTAAACTCATTCATTCTTTTATTGTATGCGTCGGCATAGCTCTTTATACTTTTAAACCCTGCACTAGCATTATTCTGTGTTAACGAAAAATCAGCTTCTGTAACAAGACCTCGTTTTAATAAGTTGTATTGAGAAGCAAGCTGCTCCCCTATAGACATCACCCCTGTATTTACAAGCTGTTGTATAGTTTTAGTGTCATACTTATTGTTAAGTTCTGCTATTTTTTCTTGCTGCTCTCTATAAGACTTTTCAATAGCAGCTTTTCTTTTAGCTCTATTATCCTCAATATCGGTAAATGTCTTTGTGATATCCGTAGCAATCTGACCCCAGTTCAATTGCTCGTCTGCGGGATTAGCTCTTTCGTAAGTATCTAAATTTATACTAGGTTTTGTAAATGGATTTGCCATAACTTATATCTGTATTCTATTAATCTCTAATGTTGAACTCGTCATCAAGTCCTGAAAATGGACTTAATAAACTCATCATAGTACCACCTGGGTTTTTAGTAAAATAATCTAAAGTATCCGTAGTCATACCTGTAAACCCTGTTTCAGGTGTTAATCCTAAACCATATCCTGGGTTATTAATTACCTCGTCACTTAAAGTTATCGTGTCATTATCAGGTATTGCAATAACATTATCTAAATTATTAGTGTTTGAAGGGTCCATGTATTTGAATATAAACTCATTATCCTTGAATGAAAAATCTTCTGGAGAACGACTTTTAAAACTTTTATATTTAGCTTTATCTTTAGCATATGGAGTCATAATCTCTACTATCTCATCCATTGTTTTACCTTTTAAACCAGGAGTATCTTTATACATTTCCGCTAATTCCATAGCTCTTTTATCTGTACCACTAGCAGTAAATAATGGTATTAATGCATCAATACCTTGAGCCGCTGCTGTTACTCCTGTTATACCTGCCTGTACCTGTTGAGCTTTAAGTCGTTCAGCGTCACGTTCTCTTTTTGCCATCTCTCTTTTTTCCGCTAAATCAAGAGCAAAAAGTTGTTGGTTTACAGCGTCCCTGGATTGAGCTTTCATTTTATCTAACTTAAATAAATCTTCAGCCATAGTAGTTCTAGTTTGTGCATCACGTTGTGTAGCGATAGCACCTACCCTACCAATACCTGCTGCTAATGCTCGTGGGTCCGCCTCCTGTAATGCCTCTACCTGTGTCTGTGTTGAAGCTAATGTGTTTTCAAAAGCTTGTTCATAAGCTTCCATAGGTAACGTTAGTCCTTCAAAATAATTTATTTCAGCTCTGCTTCTTGCATCTTTTCTAAGTCTTGCTTGTTCTTTTTGAGCTGCTGCTGCAGCCTTAGATTCTTGGTCTGCTTGATAAAAACTATACGCAGCTGAAGCTACGCCACCTATTGCACCTATTATTGCTCCTACCATATATTTATTTTTTTAAATAATCTATTTATTGCAAAGATAACAATTTCTACGGAAAGCTTTGCATAACACTTGAACCAACGGAAAATAACTCTACCGCTGTAGTGTCCGAATTTTTTAGTGTAAAGTTTAAGTAATACCCTCTAGCTCCATGTGACTCCGCTACCGCATCTTTTATAAATAATATAAAATCTCCTACCGCTGGCACTGTACCTGGGAAAGGTAGAGGTAATGGAGTTGCTGGTGCAGGTGGATAAGGACCTACAGTATCTACCGTAATAGAAGGTAAGGTAACCACACCTGTAGATGAGGTAATCTTATCCCTTACAAGGGCAGTAACTACACCAACAAATATTGGTGCACCCGTAACCGCTGGAGGTGAAACAGGTGTTGTAGAATATATAAAATCTCCTACACTTAATATACTTCCTAAGGTATCACTATTAAATGTTATTACCACAGCATTGGCTGGTCCAACCACTGTATTAGATTGTCCTATACCATTTGCTGACCTGTCTCTAAAGTTAGTTTCTGTTTGTGTTGCCTCCCTTAAAAAGGTAAACCACTCTCCCTCCTTCTGTACGAAGTATGTAGAAAGCATTGCTCCCGTATCTAAATCTGTAAACAAAGATGTACACTCCCAAGCAGCACTACTCTCAAAAGACATGGTCTTAAATAATTTTATATCTAATGGCTTTAAATTAAACACGCCTGTAATCTCAGACTGATATTGTACCCCGTAATAATTATTACGTGTATCATTAGTATTGTGTCTATATAAATCTCCTCCGTTCCACGAATAAAAAAAACCATTCATACCTGTCATATAGTCTGGTAGGTAATCATAGAATGAAGGCCATCCTTTTGCATCTTCACTATAAGATACTGTATATGGTGTGCTTGTTGTATGTGGCATAACTTTATTTTAAATTTAACATGCAGCTACCGCTGTTACTATTCCATTACTATCTACATCTACAAAATGATTTACCCCTCCTATTAATACAGGATATCTTCCTGCAGGTAACTGTGTTACCCCATTAACATCTACAAACGCCCAGTCGTTTACACCTATAGTTGCAGATACACCTGTTGCTGTAGCTACAGAGGCGGTAAAAATATTAGTGCTATATACACCACATCCTCCACCAGCTACTCCTGCACTAAAACTATTTAAGGATACAGGACAGTTTACATCTATAAAGAAATCGGCATTCGGACAGATAACGTCTACCCTAAGATTTAATACACTAGGTGTAGCGTTTGGTTTTGGTACAACCATTGTAAAATATCCAGGTGCCCCACTAAACAAATCTACCTGAGATGCATTATATGGCCCTAGATTTACTGGTATTAAGTTTCCTATATTATCTTCTTTAGGTACAAAATTTCCTGATACTGTTTCATACTCATACTCAAAACCTGAAAAGGTTTGACTATTACTTCCGCTATTACTTGTGATAACACCACCATTACATGTGTATGTTCCACCGTCTGCTGCAGAAAAATATTGCCCTATAATTCCTTGTTTATACCCATGGGTTACGCTACTATATTCTGAGGCAGTTAACCCATCATAAGTCCATGTCAACTGAGATGGTGTAGTGTTAGGGTTGAACCTTAAAATAACCGCACCTGTTCCCGCTCCTAACTCTGCATTTAAGAAGTAACTACCTGGCGATGTACTACCTGACATCCTTACAATAGAGGCACTTGTACAATCAATTAAACATGCAGGACATTTGATAGGTGGACTTAACACATTAGTTGCTGACATAATTCTATATACCCCACCAAAAGAATATAAACCAGGAGGTGCTACGGTAGTTAACGTAGAGTTCTGATATAACTGAGGAGCAGTAGCAAAATCATTGCCTGCCCAATATACTAATGTTGAATTATTACACGCCATATTCTATTATTTAACAGTTTCCTTCATCTATTACGGTTCCTGCATTATCTAATTCTATCCATTTTTTTGTTCCTACCGATGGGGATACAGGGCTTACAATATAAAACCCTGGTGCCAGCGTAGGTAAACCACAATTTAATGTAGCATATACTATATCTCCTATAGTAGGTATACTCGAATTACCTGAGAACGTTACCTCAAAAGGTCTTTCAAATTTACCTGGAGTATCCACATCTGTTGTACAAGCTTGTGCCTGTGTTGTACATTGTGGTCCTATATATACGTTCTTACATACTGTTGTACATGTACAGCATACATCATCTGCTGTGCTTCCTGCACTACAGTAACAAACAGTTTGTGAAGATACTAATCTTAAATCCCATATTAAATAAAGATATAGATTACCGTCAGGTATACTCATCGCTACCTCGGTAGCCTCAAAAGTATTAGCTACAGGATTAGATATAGGTCCTACTGTAGTACTCGCTGCTAACAACGCATCAATATCTGCAACACTATTGGTATACTGTGTGTTAGAAGATAATATTCTAAACCTATGTTTAGAAGGATTAAAATCAAAATCATCTATACCAAACTTTTCAGTTCTTAATGTTATATTACTTCCTGTATATGGGAAGACACCTAGAGAGCGAATACCTATATTTTCTACATACTCTGCAGGCTGCGTAACTTTCAGCTGTGCCGAAGAGAAACCTGTAGATGGACTAACCGTACTACCATCACTCCAGTTATAGCTTGTATGAATAAATTGTCCTGCATAGTTATTACTATTTACCACTACCTGTACTACCCTAATCTCCTTTTCTTCAGGACACTCTACAATTACTTCATAGGTAGAAGAAACATTAGGGGTAACTAACACCGTACATATAGTAGGAGTATTTAAAGTTTTACTAAAACTTAAAGTCCCTGGAATCGTAGCGTTTAAAACAGAAGCTACCACAGAACCATTCCATGTAATACTTATGTTAACATCTCCTGAGCTTATGTGATATGGTATATTTATAGTACCTATAACCTCACCTACCTCTACATCATACGTTATAGAGTTTGTACTTGACTCTTGATTTATTGCCTGCCCACAAGGTACCCTTTCTGCAGGTACAGGAACAGTATTTAAATTAGTACCTAATACATACTCTTTCATGTATGGGTCATAACCTCCAAGCTTTTGTGTAGTAAGCTGTTTATTAAAAGTATCTCTAAACCATGAGTTCATACCAGCACTAGATATAACATTCAATGAATCAGCTCCACCTCCTACAGCTTTTAGGTTTATGACAGCTCCTCTTTTAGCATCAGTAAAATACATATCATACCCCCACGCTACAAAGCTTTCAGGGTTATGGCTAATACCATACTCTTCGATTCTTGCTATTTGTTTTCCTAAAACCTGTGGTGTAGAAACAACTGCTCCGCCACCTACCGCATCACTTAAAAGATTTTTACCTACCTGTACGTATGTTATTCTATCCTCTTGTAATGTCAATATATCTGTCTGTCGTGCGTGTAATATCTGTATAGGACCAAAGTCTCTTTCATACTCTTGAAAGTTTACTAAACCTAAGTTAAACTCATTTAAGTTGTTTATATTAGCCGAGTTACTATACACACCACTATATGTAATATCAGAAAACCTATCGGCCTCTACAAAATCCTGGTTAGATACCGCCAATACACGCTCCCCTAAATTAAAAGGTTTACCTATAACACTATCATATATTCTATAACTTTCTACACCATTACCAAAGGAGTAGCAGTTATATGCATCTAATGTAGTAACTAAGTTTTGTGTAGCTGTCTGGTTTTGGTCTGTTGCCTCTAAACTATAAGACTGAGACACAGGGTCAAAGTTTTGTTTTGCTTGATGAAAACCTCCCTCTATTTCTAATAGGTCTGAGGCATCATAAAATAGGTTAGCATCTGCATCTTCAGGCACTGTTTCAAATACAAAGTCTGTAGCATTACGTTTTACTTTAATATTTAAAGAACAAACCGATGATGTTAAATTACCCTGCATTACCATATATTGTAGTCCCGCTCCATTTTTATGTATTTTAAGGAATGTAGTGCTTTCATAAGAACCTAAACAAGCTTTACATGTTAATAAATCACCAGCAGGTATTCCTGGAACACTATATAAATCTGGAAGTATTAAAGGTTCAAGGGTATAATCACCTGCATCAAAACCTAATTCCATTCCTATATTATTTATAACTCCAGGACTATTTTCTGTCATTTTATTAGTTAAATCATCCCCAAGTGCCCAATCATAAAAAGTAGTATAATCATATCCTGAGACAAAAGTTCTTTCATAAACTAAAAGTCTTTCAGCTTCTCCAGTATTCTCACTTCTACTTACAGTTAATCTAATTGTAATTTCACTACCTGCAGGAATAGTATAGTTTTGATTAGTATTTGTATCAAATAAAGGATATCCATACGAAAAAATAGGGTCGGTAGAAAATCCGTTATATGGAAATAATCCAGTACCTGTAGTTATATAATTATTATAAAATGAAGTTGTATATAAATCTGTTGTTCCACCAACAGTAGGGTCAAAAGGAGGTATATAATAAATCTCTAAACCTGATAAATCAACAAAAGTACCAAAATTCCAAAAAACATTACAAGAAGCAATATAACCTAAACCGTTAGTATACTGATTTGCATAACTAGTATTAGGTAATACAATAGCTTCAAATCGAGACATACCTGACCATACTTGAGGACCATATTCTATTATAGAATCATCTGAAACTTCTGCTTGCCATCCATCAGCTTTTAAAAGCATATATAATCCTGCTAAAGATTTTTGGTCACTTGAAATACCATTAGAAGAAAATGCTTGAACATCTAACACTACTGCCTTTACCTCGGTATTAAGAGGGCCATTTGAATCTGCTTTTACAATTAACTCATCTCCAGTTTTAACTAGATTAGCATTTTGTCCTTCTAACTTAAACCATATTCTACTAGGGTCATTAGTTTCTGCTACAGGAAGACCTGTAGTTCCCTGAGCTGTCCCATCTTGTTTAAAAAATTGTTTTGCATAAATAGTTTCATAGGTACCCTGACTAGGTTTTACTACAAACTTATACTTCTTAGCCCAGTAAGGAGGTAAGTTTTTTAAGGTTACCTGTATTTGGTTTTTATTATCTGATGTAGATGCAGGATAAAACACTGTATTATCTACACTTGTTAAAACGGTAGATGCCCTGCCATACTCATCCATATATACTATACCTACCTCATAATCTCTATTAGAGTGTAAGCTTGATTTACTTGGTTCATCAGTTACTTCTACCCTACATCCAAACTGCTCGAAGTTATAATACCTATAAGCTATCGCAACATCACCTCCTGATGTACCATCTGCCGCAAAGTATTGCGTGGCAGGTATTTGTAAACTAAACTTATTATTACCTAAAGGTGTGTATTTAAATCCTTGAGGTGAACATATTGGGGTAGAACCCCCACCTGTAGTAATTTGGTAAGGTACATTATCATTACCTAATGTATTTATACCTCCATTTATATCGGTTAATCCTAGCTCATTTGTAGAAACAGAGGTAACCTGTGCACTAAAACCTGTTAATACATCTGTAACTATATTTCCTACTACTACACCACTAGCTATAAAATCTTCACTAGTGTCGATTAAAACATTTACTCCTGTCCCATCTGTTACACCAGTTTCTACTATTTGATTAGCACACGCAGTAGGAAAAGGATTTGTATCTAAGTCTGTAGAACTACAGGCTGTATTATCAATACCTCCACTTACTAAATAAAAGTTTGAAGAAGCCATAGGGCTTTCTGCTAGAGCATAAAACTTATCACTTAAAGTAGAACCTGAATCTGATTCGTTACAAGGATATAATGATTTAATAATAAAAGGATTACTAAACCCATCAGCTACACTACCTCCTATCCTATTTTTAAATTCTGGAGAACTAAGTAAAGTATCTACATCTGGATACTCTACAGGACATGTAAAGGTCATATATAATTCAAAGGGACTTGATTGAATCGTTATCTCATCACAAAAATTGGTAGGTCCTAAATTAGTACAGGAAGGTAGGTTACTTTGTTCTAATGTAAATTTAAAATTTAATGTTGTACCTACAGGAATTGCAGCTCCTCCTACCGCTACGTTTGTTAAATCAAATGTTAACACAGAATTAGTTTCAGTATGTGCTCCTCCTATAGTGTAGGTTCCATCACTTAACACAGGGTTAGTAGAACTATAAATAAGTCTATTTCTAAAAGGTTCACTAAGAGCTGTAGTATAATAATCTATTTTTATTTGGCTACCATCTTTTTTGTCTGTAATATCAAAACCATCTACATAGTTTCCATACATCAATCGGTTACCCATTATTGTCTGAGCCTTTGCTCGTAAAGGAACATTATCATATAATCTTAATAACTCATCAGAACCTAGTGTAGTATATATCTCACTATTAGTGAATTGTACAGTATGAAAAGAATTATCTGACCACCCCTCATTCTTTTTTATAAATCTTTTTATAACGTATATAACATTAGATGTACTCTGTTTGTATAATAAATCTACTTCTAATACTCTCTTACTTCCTGTGGAAAAGGTAACATTAGCCGCATTAAATTTATTAATCATTCCTTCATTCCACCAATTTGTAGTACTAAGTTCAAATTGAAACGGTTCAAACGCAGGTGTAGAAAATAAAGATATAGCACTATACTGACCATCTTCATATCTATACCTATAAGCAAAAGATAAAAACTTTGTTTCCATATAGTTCTCTTGCCCAGGAACCTCTATTAACTCAACATGAGGTGTACCTAAAGGAGCTACCTGTCCTGCCGCTACATCATAATCTTCATACCCTGGAGGTTTTACAATTACACTAACATCCTCCTCTTCAAATACTGTATCTATACCACCATCAGGATAGTCGTATTTTCTATTTACATTTATTACACGAGGGGGATTGAAATCATCAGTAAAAAATAATAGGTTCTCTATTTTAGATACTCCTGTTATAAGATATTTAGAATTAAAGTTTAATACCTGTGTACTTATAACATGATAGACAATAGCATTGGTGTTAGTATTGTAGGATACAATCATATCTACCACCCCTGTAACAACAGAATTAGGATTATTTTCATCGTGTACAAACCAGTAAATAGTTTCGTTTATACCGTCCTCAAAACATCCAAGAGTTCTAGCATTATCCGTTAGTTCTGCACCCGCATATTCCAAAGTAGTTAACCTAGTGTTACCTTTAGAATTTTCTACCGCACCTATCTCTGTAGTTTCCGTAGAACCTAACCTAACATTTACTGCATCTACATATTCTCCTACAGGAACTAAGCGTTCATCAACGCTTTTATTCATTCGTCCCCGTATAAAGTTTGTTGAAATTTTTGCCATCCTACTTTATAATTTTATTCTGACCTCTCATATTTTGTAATAATCTACCAGGATGTATATTGCTTAGTCTTAATTTAGCATTTCTTAATAACGAAGATTTATCCTTACGTGCTCTATTTATTATAAACTCCTGAACACCATATCTTCCGTTCAGTAAAGAATATTTTATATATGCATAGATAAACTCTTCAAATAATTTATTTACACTTACACTAGCATCGTCTCCATTCTCTAAACCATCCGACACATATTCCAAGACAACTAACTTACCCGACATATCAGACGTGAAATTGATAACACCTCCCTTTTTGTTTATACTGAATGTTGGGTTGATGTTAGCTGTCTCAGTATTTAAACCAAAACGTGCACCGATATTATAATCAAAATACCAAGCACCATCTATATTGTATCCCATCACACCATGGTATGGGCCATCACCTAGGTACATATTCTTTTGTTTACCATCTAGTCTTTGCTTATCAAAGAATGAGTTATCAGGTTTTAATACGTTTCCATCTATATCAAATAATATATTACAGTCATTATCCTGCAAGTATGCTCCACTCCAGTTAGTCTGTATATTCTCTGTCATTGGATATAACATACCGTCCTGTTCTAAGGATATTCTCACCCAGTTTATATAGTCTGGAGGTAAAACAAATCTTAATTGGTCACATACCGTAAGCTCTAATATTTTTATCTCTTTCATCGCATCGTAGTTCAACTCCTGTATCCCTCTCTTAGCGTGAAATAAAACTTGATAACGATTTATATTATTAATAAGTTCATTATTCCCTTGGTACATTAACATAAAATTATTTACAATATCTTCTAAGCTAACGTATTGGTATGACCCCCAGTTAGAATCCGTTGGGACATTTCCCCCATTCTCATAATATTGATAATCTGTTATATATGCCATAATTAAAACGATTCTTGTGTTTCAGTACTCTCTTCTTGTTTTCCAAAGTTATATACATCAGCCTCTCTAATTTCTATACCAACGTATTGACAAATCTTTGCAATCAATGTTGGCTCATCAGATTCAGGTAATTCAAAGTCTTGAAAGTCTGTAGCTGCTGGATAGAATATAGGTTCTCCCTCTGTTATAAGCTGGTATGTCCAGTTAGGTGCTAGAGGATAACGTATATATTGTGCGTGTATTGCTCCTTGTTGTAGTATACTTGTAGGATATACAGTGATAGTATTACCATCTAGTACATACGCAGGATATGTTGTAGTAGGAGCGGTAAGGCTAGAGTTTGTTAAATAAAATATTTTACTTTGACTTACTCTCTCTACCTCTCTAATTTTTGTATTTGAATATATAACATAACTATTACCTATTGCAAAAATATCTGCACTTAAGCTAATGGTTCCTGTACCAGGTGCATCAACTTTAGTTACATAAGCTTCTTTTAATGTAGTTGTATTTACAATAAGACTACCTATTGGTGGTGTTGGTGCAGAGTTAGGAATATTTGTCCATACCGAAGACTGTGTTGCGTCTGTTATGGTATTACCTGCACTTATCCCTGTAACTGTCCCTGAATATAAAGCAGATGAATAATAAAACAATTTATTCATTAGATAATAATCTGAAGGAAGTGAGTAGGTATTAGCATTTACCTGCGTTAAAAATACATTCTTAGAAAATGTATCCATAACCTCTAGTAAATTTTTAGTTATATCCGCATACCCTGTTCCCGATTGTCTAGCGTTTTCTCTCTGTATCCATCTATTATAAGCATAGAAATAATCCTCAAACATATCCATCTGAGCTTGCTGTGCGTACAAGTTAAAATCTTGTGGAGATATATAACCGTAGTTATTTTTATTAGCTATTGCTAAGACAGTATTTCTTACGTCATTTATTGATGCTGCCATATT